GTTTAGCAAGATCGCTAGGAAACGAGTTTCATATAGCTATATACGTTATGTTGATTTACGCTATATGTCGGAAGGCACCAAATAGTAGAGTTCTTACTCTAAGCGTAAGAAATCAGGACTGATAATTAAAGATCTTGATGGGTCACCTGAATGTCCGAGAGTGGCTGCCATTTGAAAATAAAGAATTAGGCATAAGCAGTTCCTATTTACTTGATGAATTGGATTATCGCAAAACTACTGCTCGCCTTACCTCCGGTTAGTTCAGTTGGTTTAGAACGGCTGGTTTACACCCAGTAGGTCCGGGGTTCGACTCCCTGATCGGAGATAAAAAGGGTTGACGAAAGTCAGCCCTTTTTCTATATTGTAGGCATAAACAAAAGGAATATTAATATGGCACAGCATATTACATCTAAAGACGTTCAGGATTATTTCTATGAAAAATTTGCACGTAGACGTGGACAACTTTTAGGATATTATCCGAACTTGTTTGAAGGTATTCGATTTGACAGCGGTCCTTTTTCTTCTGCAAGGATCCTTTTCGAAACAGACAATACTGGCCTTAGCGATATTATTCCGAGCCAGAAGATTGAAATTAAGGTAGACCTTAATAAGAATTTCGATGCGACTAAAACATCCATGACGGTTAATGAAGATGCTCAGATTCATGAAGCACTTAACGGTTGGATTAACGTTATTGATGAAGGACATGAAAATGTTTAAGAAGTTTTATAATTGGAGGCTTCGTCGACTTATCGACAAGCAAGTTAAGAATACCAAGTCTGACAATATCAGTTTTTATAACAAGAACGATAAGCTTACTCTGAACATTCATAGAACCGGTAAGTATCATTCTGTCAGTCAACATTTTTATGATGACAACGGTAATATTGTAAAGCTGTATTATTATAATTTCAATAGGCTGAATACCATTTTGTTATATGAATATTACGATAACGGCAATCTCAAGATATTGACCGCACGTAATTTCAAGTATGATACAGGAAAGCGCGTTGAAACCCGTGATGTTACCGAATACGATATGGATGGTTGTCCTGTCTGTATGCACAGTTATGAAAACGGTCAAGAACAACGTTTCGATTATGAAAATAAGGTCAGGAAAGACGAAAACGGTCGTATCACCTATAAGTACACGAACCAAAATTCCGTTGTTGAAGACCAACATTTCGTATATGATTCTGATGGTCGTATTACTAGCCATGTCAATGTCAAGAAAATGAATAACGGTTTGGGTACGTTCGTTTTTACCGAAAGCTATACCTATGACGAAGACGGTAGGGAAGAGACTTATACAAATTATTGTAAGTCAGCCACTGACGAAATTGTTGACCATAACTGTTATGGTTATGACGACAAGGGGCGTTATATTTTCGTAAAGCATACGATTAATGCCTTTGACCGTTTTACCGATAGCGAATACAAGACCAGAACTCTGTACTGGGATGATACCGATGAAAAGGTAGAACTTACCCTTCATGAAAATACCTGGCCACAGCTTGATTATATCATATATACGAAAATTGTTCGGAACGAAGACGGTTCTCGAAAGGAATATAGGTATGATGCTATGTATTCCAATTTTGTTCGTGGTATGTTTAAGAACCTTTAGAAAAAATTTTCTTTTTAGGGGTTTACAAAGAGAGCAAAGTTTACTATATTTACTTATGTAAAAACGAAACGCCTCAGAGTGTTTCAGTAGATTGAAAGATTTGGAGAGAGAGAAATTTCGTGTGTGAGAAGAACCCCGTGTTGCATCATTCTTGATTTCATGCTAACGGGTAGTAACCCTGATGGAGAAAACTCAGGGAGGAGGAATCTGCTTCTGCGAATTAGATGAATACCAGAATGATGGTCGCAGGAGTGTAATTTTGGTTCTTATAAAATATGCCATGTGAGGCCACTGTAGTGTGTCGGAGATAAACCTAGCGTAACTAACTATGGATGCTCGTTAATCGGTCCTTGTGATTAGGATGCCTGTAAGCGCACGAAATGTTTTTATAAATAATATACTTAAGCACAGGTGCTTTTTGGTCGACGCACGGCCTTAAAGACTGAACGACTGGATAACTCTCGGGAATGCGTAGGAGCCCAGAAGTGACGACATTGCTACTAATCCTCTGTATAGTGAGAAATCGCGATTTATATACGTTTAGTAAGTGCTGAATCTATGTATGATGCGGCATAGAGAGTATTTTTATGATAATTAAGAACGGTTTGCGACTGGTATGTACGTGGACTGGCTAATGATCTGGCAACGTGTCCCTGTATCTGAAAATTTCGGGTCAGGATCCTTGGTTTGTTGTTGATAATAAGAGTGATTCGGAATGCGTCAAGCCGTTCTTAATTATCATAAAGTTTTTGTCTAGTTACGATCAATAAATTGACACAAGGTGGGGTTTGTACCCTATAAGAAGTCGACCGATAGAATGGGCAGTTGATAGGCACCTTGGCCGGTGGAGAATCGGGATTCCGGCACTAAGTATGGTTTTTTCAAAACTTTCCTTAAAAAAGTTGAGTTATTTCAAGTTCTTCTACTTCAAAGAACCGAGTTATTTCAAAGTTCTTCTACTTCAAAGCAACCAAGTTATTTCAAGGTTCTTCTACTTCAAAGCAACCGAGTTTTCGTTTAGGCTTACTTTTAGTTTTTGACTTTAAAAACGGAAATCGCCTAGCACGGTAGCATGTGCTATAAGACCGACGCAGACTAGTTTCCAGAGTTCTATCCGAGTGCACAGGAAATTGAATGCGTGTTGCGAAATGCGTCGGTCAACTACCATTAAATAGTGCGATTTTTGTTTCCGCAACCGTATAAATAAAGTATGACAGAAAATAAAAATCAATGTCCATTTTGTAAAGAAATTTTTGAAACAGCTAGAAAAAGAGGTTGTCATCAAAGATTATGTAAATTAAATCCTAATAGGGATAAAATGTTAAATTCTTTACGAAAAAATGGAAGTAATACATGGAAAAAATTAAATAAAGAACGAGTATTAGAAAGAAAAGAATATAAATGTAATTGTTTAAAATGTAATAAAGAATATATTGTAGTTTGTACAGAAAACGATTATAATAAAGGAAACTATAAAAAATATTGTTGTCGCAGTTGTGCAAATTCAAGAGTAATATCTGAAGAACAAAAACAAAAAGTAAGTGAAAAATTATCAAAAGAAAAAATATTAAAACGTTGTAAATGTTGTGATTCTATAATATCAAATAAAAATAAAAGCGGTTATTGTTTTAAATGTGTAAGAAAATTTAGAAAACTTAATGATGAAAGTATAGAAAAATTAAGGCAAGGTGGTTTACATAGTTGTAAAGTACAATCAGAAAATAGGCGTTCTAAAAATGAAATAGCATTTTGTGAATTATGTGAAAAACATTTTAATGACGTTAAGCATAATGAAGCGATATTTAATGGTTGGGATGCAGATATTATTATTGAAGATTTAAAAATTGCGATTTTATGGAATGGTAAATGGCATTATGAAAAAATTAAAAATAAACATTCATTGGAACAAGTTCAAAGTAGAGATAAAATAAAAATAGAAGAAATTAAGAAATGCGGATATATACCTTATATAATAAAGGATCTTGGAAAATATAATTTAGAGAAAGTAAATACAGAATTTAAAAATTTTTTAGATTATATAAAACAATTTGAAGATTAAAATACGGTGAGAAGATGTTCGGCGAACATCGTTTGAAATTTGGGTTAGCTAAACGGGTTTCATTCCGGACTGGAGCCATTAGAGTCGCACCTCTTAGAATTTACGGCATAAGAAGTTCCTATTTAACATTTAACGTTCTTATTGGTTTTACTTCTCGCCGGCTTTTGAAAAAACGTGTATGGCCACTGCCTCGTTGGTGTACAGGTGGCTGAAAGCAGAACTGACAAGAGCGGTTACACGACGGGTCTGCCAGGGAGGTTTGTTCGTGGTTCCTCCATTTTTTTGGATTTAAAAATCCATACGCATGTAGTCATTCAGCTATAAAAGAGAGTGCGTTGCGCAAATTTGCATTCTCGAGCGTATGGCGTTGTCGGCGCGCATAGACCGACCGGCTATTGGCGTAGTAGTTGTCACGTGACCGCCACGGGCTTCGTGTCAGAGTTCGTTATAAAGGTGTGTGAATCTCACCGGACACTTTTAAGTTTATTTTTGGAGAGTAGCTCAGTGGTAGAGCAGCGTACTTTACTACCCGCTCATGGCACAGGTTGTTCCTATTAATGGCTTATAACCCGCAGGTCGCACGTTCGAGCCGTGCCTCTCCGACGAAAAAAATACCCGTTTACAAAACGGGTATTTTTTATTATATTTAGCGCATGAAGAATAAGATTAAAACAACGGACAACAAAGTCCTCGCTATAAAGCATAAGATTAATACTGATCTCAAAGTCATCGACGTCAGCGGTATGAACGCCAAGCAGGTTCGTGCCTTGCTTGACCAGTGCAACGCCAAGCTCAAAGAACTCGAAAACAAAGAATATTACGAAAAGGTTATCCAGAAGTATAAGGATAAGTACGAAGGAAAGTGGGTAAAGCTCCACGGTTCTGACCGTTATTCTTATGAAGGTGATACCGGTTACAGACTTGTAAAAATCAGGGAAGTAAAGAATGTCTATCATCAGGATGACGCAGTAAAGTACGAAATTGAAGTATCTATCGACTGTAATATCCGTTTGAATATGCCGAAACAGTCCGGCTATACGGCTATCGACGTTTCTGAAAACGGAAAGCATATCTGTTCTATGGAACGTATGACTATCAGCGAAAAGAATGAAAATCCGAGAATCATCGATGAAATTGAACTTCAGAAAATTCGTGAAGAAGCACGTCTCCGTCTCCTTGAAAAACTTAATTTGTTGGGTTAAAAATGATTGCTATTGATGAACTTAAAGCTACTGCCAAGCGTCTTGAACTCCTCCGTGATAATACGGATTCTATTGAAGAAAAGCTGATGGTAAACATGCTTTTCGGAAACTTGCTTGATCTTGCAAAGCAGGCCGAAATGATTTCTAATTCTCCGGCGTTCAAGCAGGAAGTAGAAAAACATCGTTCGCAGCAAGCTGAAAAGGATATTCCTAGATGTTAACACTTACTTTTGAATGGTTGCTTGAAGTTGCCATTATCCTGATTGGTTTCTCGGCTGGTGTTGGTATCGCGATAGTCGTAGCCAAACGGCTTGAAGAGCGAAAGCATGTTCGTGAGACCGTCAGGGCTTGTAAGGAAAAATTCAAGTTGCTATTTGACAATGATAAGAACATGTTCCCGGCTTTGACTGACGAAGAAGCTATGAATATTCTTTCCGAACTGATGAATCCTGATAATAAAGTGATTATGAATTATTCAGGTAGTCGTTCGAATGCTGTTGCTGAGTATATCGGTTTTCTTATTCAACAAATCGAAAAACATCCAAGTGCATGGAAGAACTTTCACGTATGAATTACTTTAACAAACAAATCTACGATATTATTCAGAAGACTAAGGAAAAGCTTCCGGATTACTTTAATTCATGTCTGAAGCAAAGGCTCTCTAACGGCCTCGGTTCCACGACCGACTACACGTCAGTCGAAGACATGGAAAAGGCCCTGATGAGCGCAAATTGGTCACCGTGGATAGATTCTACGGGCATGCTCACTCCGGGTTGCAGTGCGGTAATCACTACTGATATTCCTGGTCATCACGGTATGCTGAACCTTTCCGATTTCGATAAAGATGCAGTATGTCATTTCCGTGACCCTAAGAATACCGGTTTTCTTTCGCTTTGCATGAAGACCGACAAGCGTCAGGATGTTGACTTTACTATTCTTATTATCGGACCTGAAGACGGTATCGGTGACGTAATGTATACTTTCCATCCGGGAAATCCTGTTCCTGCTTCCACGTTCAAATCCGGCGAGCCTCAGGAAAAGACCGGGAAAACCTATAAGGCAGGTGACGAAATCACCGTAGCCGAAGCAATGAATTTGGGATTCAAACACGTAAAGGCAGAATGAACTATTTGCAGTTAAATGATAAGGGAAAGCTCGGAAGCGATGAGCGTAAACTTGTCGATTACTTCGGCGAGGGTAATTATACTACGTTCTACAAGAAACATCTTCTTCAGAACCGGTTTAAGCTTACTTCTGATGATTTCATTGCTGGCGAGATTCCCGTAATGTTCAATGCCATGAAGAAGTTGAAAATTGACTATCATCATGAGGATTATCCTGTTCAGTTGAACAAGTATCTTCATCGTCGTATCTGGGAGACAAAGCTCGGATATATGAAGGATAAGGCTTTCAACGATTATCTTTTGGATCCTGTTTTTATCAAGCCTAAGGATAAGCTAAAAAGGTTTACCGGTTTCGTCTTGAAATCCAGGGACGAGTGGCTTTTGACCGAGGGTGCTGCCGACAGGACTCAGATTATCTGCTCTGAGCCTGTAAAGTTCGTATCTGAGTATCGTGTTCCAGTCGTTAACGGCGTTGTCAGGGATTATGCATATTATTCTGGCGATAATAATATAATGGTTGACAAAGCCACTGTTGACGCTATGGTTAAGGACTGGACCGATTCTCCCAAAGCCTATTGCTTGGATGTCGGTGTTCTCGATACCGGAGAGACAGCACTTATCGAGATTAACGACGCATTCAGTTGCGGAAGTTATACCATGAGTTCTGATACTTATGGAGACCTTTTACTTACACGTTGGAACGAGTTGAAGACTTATGTGCGAAATGACTAAGAATTTGATGAAAAGTAAAAAGTTTCGAGATCATCTGAATATCGAAAGACAGAAATTAAAGAATAAAATCGATTATTATAGTGATGTCGAGGGATTTAAATACATCATGAATATGATGCAAGAATTTCTAACCTCCGTAGGTATAATTAATAGCGTCACTGAGCATTCAGATACATCTTATGGCGGTCCAGTTGTCAACGGTATAATTGAACATCCGATTTTTACTGACTATCTTGGTAATTGTTGTACAATGATTCGGTATATTCCAAGGCATGGCTGGAAGTTCACACATATTTACGGTTTAGATAAACGTAATTATCTTTCGACAACATTTCTGCCTCGTCAATGTACTTATGTTAACACAGATACTCCGGACTGGAAAGAAAAGTTTATGGTCGAATACGATAAGATGATGCAGCTTCTAAAGAAATATTATGTCCAGCAGCAGAACAATCTTCTTGAAAAGGATTTGGACGTACTGGCGGGTTGACAAACGTCATTCCATTTGCTATATTGTTATTAGGTAGTATTATGACAGATGATAAATGGGAAGAACTTAAAGAGAGTTGGCACCGCAAGAACATGAATAAGCTTTACCTGAAGCTTAAGCTTGGCGAGCCGCTTGAATTTACAGATATTGAGAGACGTAATCTCTGTAATGCTTTATCATGGGCTGGTGAAGAAATCGGTGGCGCATGTCATGAACTTTTCAAGAATGATGAATACTTAAAACAACCAGTAGATGAATTTATTATTAGGTGGTAGCGGTGTATCAGTATTTTAAAGAAGTTCTTGAAGAGAATATTCGTCATGCGAAAAATAACGATGAAGAAGCTAAATCGTGGTTTTTAAAACATGTCAAGTTTTTACTTGGCGATAAGTATGACGAAACAATCGAAGATATTATCAAAGCTACGTATGACGTGGCGCATCATAAAGGATGGTTGGACGCAGAATGATTACTCCGGCAAGTTTTAAAGAAACATGTAAAGATGTATTCGGTGCCGATAACTGTAGGTTTACAAACAGTGTAGGTACTTCAGAACCCTATTATATTCATTGTATTGTAGAAAACCTGGAAGTGGCCAGACTGGTAATTTATAGCGATGACCTGTCCACTCATTGTCGCGTATGTACGAAAGACCGCGATATAGTTGTCAATTACAACTTTACGCTCAAGCATAATCTTAAGCGTGTCCTTAAAAATATGAATACGACACGACAGAAGCTATTTAAGGTTTATTCTAAGATTAGCTCTGAATTTCCTGACAACAATTTACAGGATATGGTTGGATTGACCATCAAGTATCTTATGAACGTTGAATACGTTCATGAATACGATATTCAGAAGTTTTACAAGGAACTGTTTGAAAGCATTTGCCATAACAACCCGAAAATTTACGAAGAATTTGTCCTTGACATGTTCGAATATTTCGCATCCAAGGTAAAAATTAATAGGGTTGTCGCTCATATCTTATCTGACGAAGAACTTAAACAATTAAATAAAAAGGAAAACTAATATGGAAATCGGAATCGGTTCTATTGTCTGGATTCTTTGCGGAATCTTTAACGCGGTCATGATTATCAAGCACGTCAAGCTTGAAGACATGATTGAATACCTGCTCGCGCTTATCGGAGTTATCATGGGCCCGTTCGTCACGGTGCTTATCCTCTGTTCTCTTTGGGCAAAGCATTCCATTAGCGCTGAAGCACGTCAGGAACTTCGCGAAAATATCCGCGAACAATATGACGAACTTCTTAAGACGGAATCTAAGTAATGGCCTGGAATATTTGGAGTAAATTGTCATATAAGCTTATCTGCCGTGTAGAAAACGGCGGAAAGTATGTTTTATATCCATTGTCGTATGATACTCCAGATTTGCACTATACTCCGGTAACAGAAGTACCAAATTCTCGTACTTGGGTTCTTAAGACAGCTGATACACTGGAACCAATTTGGTATGCTGTTATTAATATGAAACAAAACGAAAAAACTATACGAGAACTTTTAAAAATAAAAGATATTAATACTTTCAATAATCATTTATTTGCATTAAAAGATATTCTCGCATTAAATAATCTTAGAGGATAATAATGTCTAAATATGAACTTTCAAGAACAGTAAAGACGTATGAATGCCAGCGCGAACATTTGGCATTTGACGTTTATTCTAAAATCTATAAAGCACAAGAAAACAGCCAGTGTCTATATTGCGGCGGATTTTTCAGTATCGTAGCCAATAAGGACCTTAAGAAATATATCGCCGCAGTCGACAGGAATTTTAAGGATGATATTACAATGGATCAATACCTTAAGAACGTCGATAAGATTCGTGATATTCCGTTGTATGGCGAAGAATCAATCGTCGCATCCAAGAATGCTAATGAATCCTATATCAAGAAGCTGACCCGCATTTCAATGCGAAAGCTTACTATTGCATATCTTAATAAGCTTGGATGTTATAAGGTTGAAACCGCATCTAACGAAAAACAGTTCAGTTCTGGATATGTTATTCATTATCCCGAACTTGTATCTCTCTATACCTATCTCTTCAACTATGTCTATGATGACGGTACCGAAGAAGAGAAGTTCAACAAGATGGTCAAGAAGCTTCCTAAGTCGTTCTATACTCTTGACCAGTCTAAGTGCCCAGATATTAAACTCGACCCTAAAAAGCCGATTCCGTTCACTGCAGTAACTGACAAGATTGATTTCCGTGAAACTTCTGATCTGTTCCTCCAGCAGATTAGTCGTATTCGTAAGATTTACGAGGCTGTTGACGAACGCGAAGGAAATAAGAATAAAAATAAAGAATCTGTTGTTTGGTTCCTGTAAGGAGAGATTATGACAATTACAGATAAGCATATTCTTTTCTGGGGTGACTGGCCTTCGAATTTTGCATGGTCTCCGATGAAGACCAAGTGCCTTGACGGTCAAATACATGAGTTCTTCAGTGCTGAACAGTGCTATATGTGGCACAAGGCATATTACTTCAAGGATTTTCCGACCTTGAACGAAATCGAAGACCTTAACTTCAAGGAAGCTTCATCCTATAAGGCCAAGAAGCTCGGCCGTATGGTTCAGAATTTCGACCAGGACGAATGGAACAAGGTTTCTTATGACATCATGTTAAATGCTTGTCTCAGCAAGTATAGCCAGAATAAGATTCTGTTCGACAAGATTACCGATCTTGCACTTGAAGGAAAGAAATTCGTCGAAGCAAGTCCGGTCGATAAAATCTGGGGTGTAGGTCTCGGTGAGTTCGACCCGTTGATTAATGACGAGGCTAACTGGCTTGGTGAAAACCGTCTCGGAAAGGTTCTTGACGAAGTTCGAGCAAAACTTCTGGCTGGATATAAAGAAGATCTTGAATACTAACTTAAAAGGAAAAATAAAATGAGTGATACAAGACAAAAAGTAAAAGATGATGTAGCTAAGGCAGTTATTGCAATGGCAGAACCTGCTGGCGGTATCTTAGAGCTTGGTAAACAAGCGCTTAAAAAGGGTAACGTTGATGAAAATTCTGATGCGGCTAAAGCTATTAAGAACGCAGCCAAAGCAGCTGATGAACACAAAGATAAGGATGGCAAGGTAGATCCGGCTATTCAAGCTATCTACGCTAGAATCTATGGACTTATTTAATCTATGGAAAAGACTAAACTTGTAGCTTCAATAATTCAGACTTTCATAAAGGTCAAGTATGACAGGGATTTACCGCTTGACGATATTGCCGCCGAAATAAAGGTATTCGACAACGGTAAGTTCTTTTACAACTGCCATCACTTTATTGAAATGCTCGAGCATGAAGGAGTAATCCTTAAGCTTGACCAGTTCAAGGAAGACTTTAAAAGCCTAATTACTGTTTATTCGTTCTTTATCAAGGAAGATAAACAGACTAAATAATTTGCGATTAGGGGTTTACAAACCCAACGCAATTTACTATATTTAACACGTAACGCATCGAATGTTCCTATGAATCACTAATTTTTGCAAGGTAAAATTACATTCCGCGTTACACCACGGGGAAATAGCTCAGTGGTAGAGCAACGGTATATACGTTACGCAGGTAGTGCATATAACGTTCCTATGATCCATTCCAAGGCGTGTGTCGCAGGTTCGAATCCTGCTTTCCCCACGAAAAAATATTTTAAAAAGGGGTTGACAAACCAAAAACTTTTTACTATATTTAACAACGTTAAAACAACGAAAACAGGAAAAAATTTTCTATATATAATATAAAAGGTAACAAAAATGACTATGAACGTATTTGAACATGAATTTTTTGCAGCAGAACGTGCCGCAGCTGAATTTGCAGCCGCAGCGTTTGAAGCATTTTGTTCAAATACAGTGCATAGGATCAGGTAGTTAACCGAAACGAGTTTGAAAAACGGTTCCTGTGCACAAAGCGCAGGAACTTTTCTTTTATATGCCGTTCAATCCAAATCTGGTGATTGGACCCGGTTGAAGCCCGGAGTAGCTCAGTCCGATTCTGAGGGGCGGCACGAAATATTATGGGCTTGTGGCGCAACTTTGGTAGCGCAACTGCTTTGCACGCAGAAGGTTTACGGGTTCGAGTCCCGTCAGGTCCACTATAAATGCTCCGTTCGGCCAGCGGTTTAAGCCATCCGACTTTCTATCGGATAACCCCGGTTCGAATCCGGGACGGAGTACTAACTGAGATGCGTACAGGCCAGACGACTCAGTATAATAAAAACGTCCGGCCTAACATTTGGGCCATTAATTCAGTTGGTAGAATGTCTGCTTTGCACGCAGAACGTCATGGGTTCGAATCCCATATGTGTCCACTAAATTTCGGCGCTGTCGAATAACTGGTTCAGTTCACCGGCCTTTCAAGTCGGAAATTCGGGTTCGAGTCCCGACAGCGCTACTAAAAATCATGGGCCATTAATTCAGTTGGTAGAATGTTTCCCTGGCAGGGAAAACGTCATGGGTTCGAATCCCATATGTGTCCACTAAAACTGATAACGCATTTTGTTCGGCGGTAGAACAGGCGGTGTGAAGGCCGCTGGTCATGGGTTCGAATCCCGTATGCGCTTACCGAAAGTCAATAGTACGCGTTGAGATGAGTAAGGTCAGTTTTATTTTCGGGCTGTTAGCTCAGTTTTGGTAGAGCACCAGATTTGCATTCTGGGGGTCAGGAGTTCGAGCCTCCTACGGTCCATAAAAATATATGCCACTCTAGCAAAGATGGTCTATGCAGCGGACTGAAAATCCGAGGATTCCCGATCGTTACGGGAGGGTGGCACTAATATGGTTCTATCGGCTAGCGGTCAAGGCCACTTGGTTCTCAGCCAAGTTACTACAGTTCGAATCTGTATAGGACTACTAAAATTATGGCGACGTAGAATAACGGCTTAGTTCACGGGACCTTCAATCCTGGCATTCGGGTTCGATTCCCGACGCCGCTACTAACATGGGTTCATAGCTCAATTTGGCAGAGCACCCGCCCTGCAAGCGGGAGGTTGTGGTTTCGAATACCACTGGATCCACTATGGGGGCAAAGGTTACTTTCCGCAACTTTTGCATAGAATGTTCCTCTCTTGATTGGTTCAATTCCAATCGCCTCCACTATATTAAAGGGTTGACGAAAGTCAACCTTTTTTCTATTTTTAATTATATGACACGTTTTCAGGAAAAAATCGATAAATTGCTGGCCAAGGAAAACTTCTCTAAGAGCTATAGCAATGATTACTATGTATATCGTAAGTATAACGATATTACTATCGGTATTCATGATACCTATATCGATTTTTACCAAACGGTCGAAAATAGTAAGATGGTTTCCGGAAAAAGTATCATGATTAAGTATACTGAAGGAAAGAAGCTTATTCTCCGTTTGATTCCGGAAATTCATAAGTGCAAGACTTATGACCGACTCGCTGCTAAATACGAAAATCTATATAACGAAATTCTATTGGATAAGTTACTATGACAAAAGGAAATTTTAAAAGAGCCTATTCAAGATTTTCAAAACTTCTAGAAATCGTCAACGGAGAAGGTTCTAATCTGAGATTATTTACCTGTGAAGATGGTTCTTGGTTAAAGCTTATTGCACTTACTAATCAGATTGGTGGAAAATATCCGACTCTCTGGTGTATAAGGTTCGACAAGTTTAAGGACAGACACTATGTCGACGATATTTTAAGTCTGAAGGATCCAGAGAAAATCCGTAAACGAATAATGTCATTTGGAACGGAATTCATATTAGACAAGAACCTATAAAAAATTTTTTCATTTAGGGGTTTACAAAAGGAATAAACTTTACTATATTTAACAACGTTAAAACACAAGAGAATAGCAATAGCAGTTCCTATGAACCAATGGAATAGCTTAACTGGATAAAGCGTTTACCGAAAGGTAAAAGATTATCGGTTCGAGTCCGGTTCCCATTTCTTACTGCTCGCTACTTTTGCGAAAACAACAAAAAATTTTTTATATATAATAGAAAGGAAAAACGAAATGACTATGTTTGTAGTTGACATCAAGGATTGCAAGACTCGCCGCGACGGACGAGGTTTCGGCAAGCATGATAAGGATCGACACAAGCACAGGGTCATCTAGTTTTTAACTGTAAAGTTTTAAGAATGATTCCTGTGCAACTCACAGGAATCTTTTTTAATTTGGGCGTGTGGTGAAGTGGTCTAACACATTGGTCTGTCTAACCAACATACGCGAGTTCGAACCTCGCCATGCTCGTTAAAATAGCAAAAGAAGTTCCTATTTTGGTTATCCTAGTATTATCTTTGGATAAGAAGGGATAAGGTTCAAATCCTTATTATTACTTCTCGCTATAACATTTGGGGTCGTAGTTCAATTTGGTTAGAGCGTCAGATTGTCGATCTGAAAGTTGAGGGTTCAAGTCCCTTCGATCCCGCTAAATATGCACCTGTAGCCGAGCCAGACTACGAATCTGGTACACGTAACTGGAGCTGCAAATGGGAGTTCGATTCTCTCCAGGTGTACTAAAAATATGCGGTGGGAGTTTTACTAATTTCTCGTGTCCGACACCGGGAAGATAAAAAATTAGGTTCGTCAGCTCAGCGAATTCAAACAAATGAGTTCCTGGAGTTTGTAGGTAGCTTCTGCACAAAATCAAAAACCTTCGCCTATGCGGCATTAGTTCAGTTTGGTAGAACGACTCCTTGCCATGGAGTAGGTCATCGGTTCGAATCCGATATGCCGCTTAATCTGATCATCAAGTGCTATTATGTCCTAGTAGTTCAACTGGTAGAATGCATCCTTGCCATGGATGAGGTTTGCGGATTCGAACTCCGCCTAGGGCTCTAAAAATTTGCCTCAGTGGCGCAATTGGTAGCGCAGCTGACTCTTAATCAGTGGGTTGAAGGTTCGAGTCCTTCCTGGGGTACTACATTTGCCTCTATATGGTAACGGCTTAGTCGAGCTGACTCTTAATCAGCGGGTCCTGGTTCGAATCCAGGTAGTGGCACTAAATATGCGTCATTGGTGTAATGGCTTAACATGGCTGGCTTCCAACCAGCGGACTGTCGGTTCGAGTCCGACATGACGCTCGAAATTTTTATCCCCTCTGTGGTGTAATTGGTAGCATACCTCCCTGTGACGGAGTTGGTTCGGGTTCAAGTCTCGGCAGGCGGACTAAAATAAAAAGGGTTGACGAATGTCAACTCTTTTATTATATTAATAGTTAAGGCGAGCTTAGTAAGGGAGCTGAAATTCGGTTCAAGTCCGATTAATCCATGGTTGGTGGCCGTTCGACTCGGCATTGACGTTGGTAGTCTGGCGGTTCGATTCCGCAGTATCGCCCTAAGGAATTATTATGAGACACTTTACAAAAACACATAACGAACTTAAATGGTTGTTTCCTGTAGCCGATACGGAGAAGGAAGCTGAAGAAATCTTTGAAAGCGCTGAAGAACAGGCAAAGTCCTTACTTAGTCTTGCCGGCGTAAAGAAGGAAGACGAAGATCTGGCTATCGACTGTTTCATGAAGGGTTATTCGAATGCTCTGCAGATGGAAACATGTCAATATGTGGAAAAGCGTATTGAAACCATTTTTAAGAATATCTTTGATATTGAAGGTGGTTATTACACGGAATGTACGGAAGAAAACCGTAAAAAGTGGTTGCGTTTTATCCGTTTTGAAACGCTGCTTAAGCGTCTTGCATATCGAAAAGACAAGCAAGATGAAAATGCCCGAAAAGCTTTAGCCAAGATGCTTGAAAACAGCGGATTCGATAGTGACGGGCCGATTGAAGAACGACTGAAAATCCTTTAAAGGAGGAATATATGGCAAAACTCGATTATTCAATCATTTATGAACGTATCAAACCGAAAGACTTCCCGGTGGAATGTCTCGGAATGTACTGTCTCTGCAAGGTTGCTCATGCACACCAGGTTCGTAAGGGAAGTGGACTTCCGTATTATATTCATCCTCGTGGTGTGGCTATGATTGTCAAACTTTGTGGCGGGACAAATGACCAGATCAGTGCCGCGCTTGGTCATGATCTTCTGGAAGATACTGAATATTCTTTTGCTGATATTGCCACTGTTGCGAATTCTGTTCATGTCGCTGAACTGTGTTCTGAACTCCGTAATAACAGGCATGTTATCCAGGAAGTAGGAAAGACAGAATATATGACTGAAAAGTTGCTCAAGATGAGCGAAGAGGCTCTGCTTATCAAGCTCGCCGATATGCTCTATAATTCTTGGGACCAACCGGCTGAAAAGGCAATGAACAGAATGTATAAAAACGTATGTGAGCTCTTGCTCAAGCGAAAGATTAACGACAAGTGTCGTGAACTTGCACAGCTTATAATTTTGGCCTAATATGAAATTCGGATTAATCGGAAGTAATATCGGATATAGCAAGTCGAAAGAAATTTTCGAATCTAAAGGTATCGAATATCATGTCTATGATGTTCCGTATGTCGAACAAGGACTTGAACAGGCTATAGCCGATAAGCTGGACGGTTTCAACGTAACGAAACCGTTTAAGAAAGATATTGTCAAATACATGGATTCATTGATGCCTGAAGCACAACGTATCGGGACAGTGAACTGTGTTAAAATCCTGAACGATTGTTTTGTCGGGGAAAACTTCGATGGCGAAGCATTCCGGATTTCTTTGGATCATTATGTAGACAATCATGACGATTGGGAATTCGATTACCCACATCGTATGGCTATTCTTGGAAATGGTGGAGTAGTTCCGGCTATTCTTACCGCGCTTCATGATGCCACAGATTTAGCTACTTCCAGTCATGAAATGACTGTATTCGCCCGTAATCCAAAGGGAGATGAAAAAAGTATTTCGGAATTCGATGCCAAGAAATTCGATCTTATCGTCAATACTATTCCGTTTGAAGCCAGAATTGACATAAATTTCAATAATAAGAGCAAGTTCATCTATTATGACCTGAACTATGCGGACAGGACGCTTGTCGAAAAGGCTGAAAAGAATAAACACTGTTCCTGGTCGCTTGACGGGATGGATATGCTTGAACGTCAGGCAGAAATGGCCCTAAACTGGTGGAAAGAATAAAAGTCTTCGTTTTATAAATAATAAAAACGGAGATTTTTATTATGGATTTAAACGAAGCTAAAGAATTATTGAATCAGTATGGTTATTCTCTCGTAGAAGCCTATGGTGATGCTTCTCCTGCCCAGATGGCCGGAATGAAGCAGCGTCTCGCAAATTATATCAAGACAGGCGGTGAATTCAAGATTAAGAGCAAGGCAAACCCGCTCGGCTTGGTCGTTACCATTGAAAAGGGCGAGGACGGTATCTTGACTCTTCTTAATGCAAATACTTACGATGAGCTCGCATGGGCACATGACGAAGATGAAATGATTAAGAAGATTTACGACATCCAGGCTAATCTCGACAATATCCAGAAGGCTGAATCCTTCAAGTTGGACATGGTTGGTGATGTCAACGAACTTCTCAATGACGGTCAGATTGTCGTTATTCCTGACGCTTTGTATTCTAGCGAAGTTTTTGGTAAGTTCAAGTCTGCTGGCGACATGGTTTACCTACATGGTGAAGCGGAAGATGACGCCGGTTATGACATTTGCCGTATCTTGACAAAATCTGGAAAGCCGTTTACCGAAGAAAAGCGTTATGATTGCGTTGTCGCTTGTCCGAAGAAAGGCTATGTTCCGAGCTATCTCTACTTCTGGTACGATGCGAAGTTTGCAAGTAAGGATTTCCCGTATGGCTTGCCTCGTGGTCTCGTCTGCTATAAGACTGATACCGAATTCTGTGCGGATGCCCAGAAGAAGCTTGACAGCAAGAGCGAAAAGCTTTAATATAAACAAATATTTACAACAAAAAGGCTGACGTAAGTCAGTCTTTTTTCTATCTTTGAATATATGTATGATTTAGCTGAAAAATGGAGAGAATCCGGAAAAGATACGGCAGATATGCCGGCTATTGTTGTTAGAGTTCATTTTGGTCATGATTTGACCTGTATTACTACACCGCCAGAACGTGAACGATATGGTATTGACTGGAAGCTTTCGTTAGATGACCCGCAGGATTTGCATATCAGAGCAAATTATTTTCCAGTATATGCAGTAGGTGAGGTCAGAAACAGTGCAAGAGAATTTCAATATTCGGATATATCCCATAAGTTCAAGAGCTGGGTATATAGTACTCCGCACTTCAATGAATATGGTAAAAAATCAAATTATGACCTTTACGTACCCGGATTCTGTCTTCAATACAGAAATAACTGGTGTTGGACTACGAAGAAACCTTTTGGCCCACAGAAAGATATGCCTTTCGGATATGAATCGAGTGCAATCTTTGTCTATCCGAAACCGACATTAGATCCATCACACCAGGATGACGACTATTTCTTCGGTGAAAACTGGCTTGAATGGTATGGAAAACGACATTACCTAAGAACTCCTGAAGAAGTTATGAAAGCACAATATGAGCTTGACCTTGACATGCACATGTTGTATATCGATGGCGACGATGAAAATAAGGTTGACAAACCTTAACGGTTTTACTATATTATAAGTAAAGGTAAAATATGGTAGATAATAAGAGCTGTTTAAAGTACAAATATCTGACATTGAAGGTCAAGGCGGAACTTAATTCTGCTGACGCAATGTATAAGTGGACATACACTGTAACCGGTATTGATACTTTCGAAGGTATCAATGTTCTTGGTTTCTATGATGAAAAGCAGACCGCTCCGGTTATTCTTATGAGTAACAAGAACATCTATGAATATGATTGGACTGCTATTCCGGCTCGTATTCGTACGGGTACGTGTTCCAATTATATGGATATGTTCAAGGACGATAAGCACATTATTATCGTAAGTGACGCTATTACGTTCGCCGTTGGCGGTGCAGGTACTACCGTGGACGAAAGCGGATTTAAGGTTTCAAACGCATTCGAAGGATATACGATTCAGTATATTCATACTACGGTTTATTCTACTATCGAAAATGAAAACCTTCTCGCTCCGACTATTACCGAAGACGAACGCCGTAGAAAGCAGGAAGAAAAGCGTGATAAGGAATGGAAGAAGCGTTATGGTCAACTTCCGGAAGAATCACGCCCGACCATCGCTTTCGTAGAGGAAATCAAGGAAGCTGAAAAGGAAACAAAGCCTCCGTTCTATAAGCGACACAAGGGACTTCTCCAGCTTGCCGCTGTTTTCCTTCTGTTTATTGGTATCGTGACTGCTTCCATTATTAGTTCCAATGCCATTGGACGATTTGAAGAATGGCTCTATGCTCGAAATTCTCCGGTTAAGAGCACAGCTGTAAAAACTACCATAACTAAGAATCCATATTCCCGTGCTCAGGCTATGGCGATCGCAATCGATAGTATGTCAGTCTTTGAAGACGGTACAAAGGACAGTATCGATGTCAAGGCATTGGCTGACTCTATCTATGCCGTAGATTTGGAACGTAGGGCTGATTCTGTGGCCCGTGAGGTCATTAAACACGATAGCCTGGTTTCTACATTACCGAAGAATAAAAGAGTCCAGATTGAGCTTGTCGCGGTTATTGAAGACGGTATAACGACACGTAAGGTTCAGACCGATGTCGTACTTGATACTATCCGAGAATCTGATATGAAGCACCTGACCAAGACCATTACGGCAATGGCTACGAACATGGCTAAGGACAGACAGACCGAAATCGATACGTCTCGTACATATTACCGTGTTTCAAAGGCAAAGACTGAAAGCTTTATTTCCATGGAGTAAACAATGAACCCGTTTGAAATCTTTAAGAAAACAGTTTTCAAGACCGCAAAGACAAATGGCGAACCCATGTTGTTAATTGACGGTCTAGTTTTTGCCGGTGGAATTTGTAACCTTATTCTATTTGTTATCAGTCTCATTTGCTGTTTATGTACTCCGGCGTCTAATGAAGCCAAAATTATAACAGATACTATTGCTCCGATTACATTGAAGACAAGTATTGCATTCATTATCTTCGGAGCATTATATATCGTATATTCTGCCAAAGTATATCATGACAATACAGATGTATATGATAAGTTGAGCGGTGACGCCTATGAAACTTTGGTACTTACATCGGTTTATGCTTTTCTGGCAATAATCTTGTCCCCAACATCGTATATCTATTTTACTGTTATATACGCATTCAAACTTATCGCTGTAATCTGTGATTTAATCATTATCCAAATTCCCAGCATGATTATCCATCTGGTATGCGGAAATCACAAGCCGGTAGAGAAACCGAAGAAAGACGACACTAGTCTATTGTCCGATTATAATAAGTTGCTAAGCAAGTAATATCAAGGACATGCAAATAAAAATACCCATTGACGATATGGGTATTTTTTATTATATTATAGCCATAAACAAAAGGAAGTATATGATTCTTAAAGAATTTCAAATGTCACAGCTTCATTCATATCAAGGTGAAGGTAAAGGCTTCTGGTTTAATACCTGGGTCGTTAATATCTTCGTATGGATTGCATCCGCCTGTTTTAATTTATGGATTTATACTACTCCGTACTTCGAATTGTACCCTTTGGCAAATAAGGTCTTTTCCGGTTCGCTCATTTTATCGCTTATCGGTTTTATCGGTCTTATCTGTGTAGAATCAGATATTACTCAGTATTGTAATCATTCTGATTATGAAGATTTACCGCGTGATGTCAAGAAATCATTGTTTCTTTACAGCTCATACTATATCATGTTCGTGATTTTTACTCCACTCGCATTTATTGCTTTACCTGTTGTGATTATCAAGGGTATAATCCATGATATTCCGTGTAAGTTGCTTGATATAGTCTTTAAGGAACCTGAAAATAAAAGCACTGTTTTAAGCGACTATAATAAACTTCTCAAATCCAAGCGATAGGAGATAATCATGGAACGAATACTTAAAAACTATCTTGTTATCATTTTATTCTTAGGTGCATGCAGTTCGTTCTATTTCATTGGCGAGCTCTGGCACCGTCCGGCATTCCAGAAGGAAATCGTCGAGGACAAGAAATTTTCCATGCCTGTGACTATCGAAATGTATACGGTAATCAATGACGGTGTTACTCGCCGAGTGGTTGCTTCTAAGGTCGTTACCGATTCTATTACTCACAAGGACACAGAAATCGTCAACCGAGCAATCAAGGAAGCTACTCACCACATGATTGCAGTCCGTCAGCAGGAAATCGATAAAAATGACCACTACTGGCGAAATGCTAAGTTCATCGACTTGAATAAAGAACAGACTCCTATCGACTTTATTAAGGAATAAAGATGGATAATAAAGAACATCATCCGCATGTAACCTACTCTAGCGAATTCGGACAAGAAGAACGTTATAAGCAGGATTACTATAATTCCAAGGCTCCTAATCCTGATGATTATTCCGAAGAAATCTGGGTTGGTGGTCTTTGTCTTTGTGCATTGCTTGTAGTCATATTTGCTTCCGTAATTTTCTTCGGGAAATACGTACTCAAAAACATTACGCCCGAAAGTCGCGACATCGGCAACTTCTGTCTTGCTACTGACAAACAGTGTAATGACGCCAAGGAAGAAGAACGTCGACAGGCACTTGAAAAACGAAAGCAGGACAGTATCAAGTATGTCCAAGACAGTATCGAAAGATATAACCGGTTATATGACAGCACGTTGACCGCTATTCGAATTCAGGACAGTATCGACGCCGAGTTGGCGAAGACACAGAAGATCAAGGCTGAATATATTGCGTTCATTGACGACGGTATCACTTCCAGAGAAGTAAAGGTAAATGCGGTCACAGATTCCCTTACTGAAGAAGGATTGAACGCAGTGGGAATGTCCTTTAACGAAATGGCTTGGAACGCCGCACAGGACCGTCAAAGCGAAATTGACAATAACAAAAACTATTACACAAAATTTGAAAGGATAAAAACTGATGACGAACCATGATTCAAACAAGCCGTATGTCGTAAAAAATCCGTATGCGCCGTACTACAGTGAACTTCCGCCCTGGCTTCAGCCAGATCCGGTTAATTACGGTACTCCGAATATCGGATATGAAACTATCAACAAACATTCTGAAAAAATCAGTGCATTTCTCTTTATTTTTATTCTGGTTTGTTCAGTCATTACCTGTAAGGCCTTTTATGAATACGGTCAGGAAAACGAAACGATTTCTACTAGGGTTAACGTTAGTTCTACTGTAGTTCATCATAGTTCTAATGACGGTTTTGATTTCTTTAATAAGCGTTATGAAATTGATCCAAAGGTCAAGACTCTTATCGATTCCATGGAACAGGCAGAACGTGAAAAACGCCTGGCAATGGAAGCTGAAGAACGCGAAAAACGAAAGCAGTTTATGCGTGACAGTATTTTGGCCTATGTCCATATGCGAGACAGTATCAGACATGAAATTCTCAGACAGGACAGTATCAGAATGGAACTGGAACGTCAGAGGAAAGCTCAGATTGAATATATTGCGGTCATTGACGACGGAATTACGAAACGTACCGTTAATGTGAATACGGTGAGCGATACGCTGCCCGAAAATGTAACCAAGCAACTAGGCGAGGCGTTTGAAACGATGACCCTGGAGGCTGTCCGTGAGCGACAGAAAGAGATTGACAGGACGAAGGACTATTACAAGCATCTTCGCCTACCAACCGAACGTATTTTATAGAAAAGCGGGCAATTAGCCCGCATTTTTTATTCGTCTATGAATTCACCGCCAAATTCATGCTTGAAGAATTCTTCTCCATAGTCACGAATTATCTTTTTCTTCCATTTGGTATCACGTTCTTTCGTGCAGTTCCAAGGAATTTCGATAGCATTAAACGAATTCAGGTTCATCTTTGCCTTGGCATAAAGCATACAGAACGGATGATTAGTTGTAGTCGGCGTAGAACCGATAATCATTTGAGCTCGCATACGTGAAGCCTGGGTAGGAAATACCGACATCATAAAATCATCGGTTTCTCGACCGCCCATGTGTGCGAAATCGTCAATCATCAAAAGGTCTACGGTTTTACCCCTTACGCTTGACGACGAAGCAGCACATGCGAAAATTTGTGTACTGTTTTCGAATCTAATACAGCTTTTGTTATTGGTTTTAGTTTTTGGCTGTAAGAATTCCGGAAGACGTGAGTGCATATCTCGAATTCGATATAGAATTTCAGTGGCCTGTCCATCTCTCGGTGCCATGATACCGACGCATTTATCGGGATGGAATATTGCAAACCAAAGAGCATATACGGCCAGGCTAGTAGTAAAACCACATTGTCTCGTACTTTTGACAATATAGTTTCGCTTAATGCCTTGTTCATCACTTTCGTAAGAATTTACGAAACTGTTGAGCATGTCTTTCTGGAATTTGCGGGGTTTGAATGATTCGTAGCCATTTTCAGATATAATCTGTGCATACTGATAAAACTTGTTTATGTCTTTTGCACATTCGGCGACGATTCTAGCTTCTTCGATAGTTAACTGTTCTTTAATCATAGAGTTTTCCTTATAATAATAGTTTTATTTATTTATAAGGGTTGACGGTTAAATGAAAAACTGTTATATTTTTTACATGCATTATAATATCTTATTAGTCGACAAAAGAAAACATCCGAACGAATCTCAGTGGTGGGCACGCTATAATATGTTCACAGATGAAAACTTGGAAAAGATTACCAAGTTTTACGCACATCTTTATAATCGTTTCAGGAATTATGTTGTAGACCGTGACGATTACCTAATGTTCGATTTGATTCTGACAGAAGATCCGAACTATGATCCGGATTGCGGTTCGTTCAAGTTTACGGATATTAAAGTGTTTCATCCGTTAATCAATAAGGAACTTGATTTCCTTATCGAACACTATGATGAATTCTGTAAAACCTGGAGCAAGCAAAATGCGGTGTAAACATTGTCCATATGAAAGTTATGACTATTCAGAAGGATATTCAATTTGTAGCATATTTGGTGACAATGAAGATTATACCTATGAAAATGAAAAGGGCGAGCTCGGTTGTAAGTATAACCGAAAGACAATCGAAAAGTTCGTAAGAGCCAAGCAGCTTGAAGAAAAGGAAATTGTAAGACAGATGGGCGATATGGCAAAGTTCTGGAAAGAACAGGAAGAACTGGAAGCCGCCAAGCAAAAGGAAAATGACGATGCAGTTTGAAGATACGTCAAAAAGTTATTTCAATAGGGACAACGGCGAAGCTGTATGTCCGTATTGTGGTTATGTTCATCATGATTCTTGGGAATTGGATGACGAAGACAAGATTTTCTGTAATAACTGTGAAAAAGAATTTTTCGTAAGTCGCGAAATCATCGCCACGTATTCAACACACAGAATTAACGAAGATGGATCTATTGATTACAAAGATACATTGATTAAAGCCGAACAGGAAGATAAATGAGAAACAAAGACGTAAAAAGCGTTGGCGGTGCTAATCTTTGGTATGCCGTAGACCAGGACAAATATGCTGAAAACCTGGATTGGGAATACAAATATATCGTCAAGTATAGACTTCCTGATAAATACGATCAAAAGAAATTTTACCAAGAAATCAAGAATGTCCAGAAGCATTATGGATATGCACAACCCTGCGTACAGATGGTTCAGGTCAATATCCATGAATGGATGTATTTTACCGATTATGAAGTCGAAATACATTTCCGCGAATGGGGTTCTAACCGAGAATACCGTAACTGGCCGGTAACAATCCAAAATCTTGAAAAAAGTATTCAGGGCTTTGTAGAAGCAATGGACGCTGAAATTACCGGACGTATGCTTTATGAAACGCCGTTAATGTTTAATGATGTTTCTTATACGCTGGATTTGCCGCTCCAGAAAAAAATTCCTCAATAGGGGTTTACAAAAGAAAAATTATTTGCTATATTTACAACGTAAAAACAAAAACACCAAAAAATTTCTTATATATAATATAAAGGTTAAAAATGAAAATGCTTAGTTTGACACTCCTTCTACTCAGTAGCCTGCTCCTTAGCTGGTTATTGCGTCGTAGTCTAGTGGGAACTAAGTAGTTCGATTGTTTAATCGTACGAGAGTTTATAAGGTTCCCACAAGTTGGGGACCTTAATTTTTTATATATAGCTCTATGTGGTAATTGGTTAACCGAGGTGACTCCAAATCTCCTGTTCCCTGTTCGAATCGGGGTAGGGCTGTAAACGGCATGTGGCGAAACTGGTTAATACGCGGTAGATTTAAGATCTACTGGATTAAATTCCGTGTGGGTTCGAGTCCCTCTATGCCGATTAAATAACGGTATGTGATGGAATGTATACATGCGGACTTGAGAGGTCCGTGTCCGAAAGGAATTGGGAGTGCGAGTCTCCCCGTACCGATAAAATATAATCCTCTGGTGTTGGAACAGGTAGACATACGAGATTCAGACTCTCGTGATACGTAAGTATCGTGCGGGATCGAAGCCCGCCTAGAGGACTAAAATAACGTCATGTGGAGTAATTGGTAGCCTCGCAAGAATGAGAGTCTTGTGGTAGAAATACCGTGAGGGTTCGAGTCCCTCTGTGACGATAAAAATATGGAAGCGTAGGCTAATTGGTAAGCCAGCACTTTGCTAAAGTGCCGTGGAGAAATCTGCTTAGAGGTTCGAGCCCTCTCGTTTCCGCTAAATAACGATCTGTGATTGGAATTGGTATACAGCGTCGGCTCAAACCCGGCGGCCGAGATAAAAACGGATTGAGGGTTCGAATCCCCCCAGATCGATAATATATCCCTGTGTGGCGAAAATGGTTAATACGCGTCAGACTTAGAATCTGGTGGATTAAATTCCGTGGGAGTTCGAGTCTCCCCTAAGGGACTATAACGATGGTTCGCCATCGGTTATTTTTACGGAACTGGCAGACTCATACATTATATATAATGTATGGGTTCGAATGTAAAACTAAATAAATGGAAATGCAGACATTGTAATAATGTGTTTGATACAAAGATGTCATTATATGAACATATGCATATAATGCATCCTGAAAATTGTTTTAAAACAAAACATAAAGAATGGATTTGCCAATATTGCAATCAAATATTTTATTCACGACGAAAATTATATAAGCATTATAAAGATTGTGAAGAGAAAGCTAAATTACCTCATGATTCATTAGGTAAAATTATAAATTATGAAAGTAAGCGAAAAGCGACAGAAACATTAAGACAAAAAATAAAAAATGGTGAAATAAAATATAAAGGGCATTCTTGTTCTGCTGATACTAGAGCAAAATTAGCAGAAAATATGCAAAAGCGTAGAAAAATTCAAAATTTTCAATGTAATTATAATGAAACTGCATGTAAATTTATTGATGAATTAAATATAAAAAATAATTGGCATTTACAACATGCTATGAATGGCGGTGAGATTCATGTTGGTCCATATAGTTTAGATGGTTATGATAAAAATTTAAATATTGCATTTGAATATGATGAAAATAAACATAAACATACAAGCTTAAAAGGACAAGCACGTGATAAATATAGACAACTTTATATAATAGAAAAACTTAATTGTGAATTTTGGAGATATTCAGAAAAAGAAAATTTATTATATAAAGTTGATAAAGAAAAAACTATTGAAGATATTAAACAGTTTGAAATTAATTATCCAAATATGATAATTAAAATACAAGAAAAATTACAAAAAATAAAAATTAAAAACGAAAAGAAATCAAAAATTAAAAAAGAAACAATATATCCAAAAGATAAATCTGGAAAAGGAAATCCAAATATTATATCAGAAGAAATTTGGATAGAACGTAAAAATCTTATCTTAAATTGTGGTATTAATTTAATGGAATATGGATGGGTTGGCAAAGTTAAAAAACTAACTGGATTAACCCAACGTGAACTTGAAAATACATTGGAACATTTTGAGTCTGAATTTAACGGAAAGTATTTTCGTAGAAAAATTACAGATACGCCTTGATATTGTTCGCAATAGAAACGTATGTGGCGAGATAATCAGTAATCATACCGAATAACGGCTTTCGAATAATATCTTCCTTAGTCCAGCCTTTTGCACCGATACGTGTAATCTGACAGCCATAATCTGAATCTTTGAGTTCAAGACCGCAAGTGAACATAAAACGTTCGTTCACCAATACCTTTGCGTAATATCTTCCACTCTTATATTGACCTACGGTAATATTACTCTTGCTGTTTCCAGCAGTCAACTTATTGACCGTACTAGTCAAAGAATCAAGATTCGCAACAGCGGTCTTGTTTGAATACGGAATTTTAAGTCCGTCGATAGAAACGTTTTTAGTAATCATAGTAAATATAATTATAGAAAAAGATTCATTATTTGTAAATAGTTTTTGAAAAAATTTTACGGGCTGACAATGTGTCGGCTCTTTTCTATATTAAATATGATGTTTATGAAAGAAAATAAGGTTCATTACAATTTTATGGGTCAAGGCGCTTGGAATGACCTTATCCTATATGATATATTGCAGTTGAAACCGATTCCGGAACAGATTAACGGTAATATGTTCTGGTTAAAATTCTTGATGAGAATTAAAGGTGAGACTACGATTACTGATGGCACTCTTGCGATCGGATGTCCGGGAAGTTATATCGACTGGAATAACAAGCGTTATGAAACAGAAGAAGATTTAAAAACCCTGTGGCGAGAAATAGAAAACCGAAATATTGAAAGAACCCTGGATATTTTATGAAACAAGTAGACTCGCCTAACTGTATATGTTTTCCATTCAGCGACAATGCAACTGTATGTAATTTAAAATGTTTCGATAGAATCACAAGTCTTGACTATATTAAAGATTCGGAAAAGCCATTTTGGGCTGTTTATTATTATGATCCGGAAATTGAACGTGCACGTTTGGGTACCATTGGCATATCTCCTTATTCTTATATCGTTTATAACGGCGTAAAATATGAAAATACGGAAGATGTTTTTAAGCTTCAGGCCGTATTGGAAAAAGAAAAAATAGAACGTGCAATAAATGCACTATAAACAGCTGACAAAAACTAACTATTATTCTATATTGTATACCATGTCATACGAATTCAGAATTATTAAAACAACTTCGAAACCAGTTTATTACAATACCATGGTCGAGTATCATAAAAATCTTAGTTTGAAGCAAAAGGAATTTTATATTGTACAATATAAACATCCATGGTTCTTCGGTCTTTTCAATGGTCACTGGAAAGATGTCAAGTATAATGAAGAGGAATATGCTAATTGTTATTCTGTAAATATTGCTCTTAAGCCTTATAAATATCCGGCATTGTATGAACATCTCGGAACCATTCTTCCGACGTTTGAACTGGCGCAGAAGCTTCTTACAATATTTAAAAATAAGTTAAATCAAAGTACCGTTATGGGATCTGATAATGTCGTGTACTATGAAGGAAAGAATCCGCCGAGTAAAGCTACTACCAATATCATGTCTGAATATGACGCACTGATTGGAAAGGGAAAGAAGTAATATGACTACAGAATATACGGATAAGTTGCTTGAAGATTTTGAGAATTTCAAGAAAGAACATCCTGGATGTGGTCCAGCTGACAAGGCTGTATTCTGGGAAGAAAAAGCCAAAGAGCTCGCTGAACATTGCGACTGGATGAGTGAAAGACTACCGTTAACCTAATTATCAGATCTTTTTAGCTAATAAAAAATTACCTTCACGGGTAATTTTTTATATTTTACACATAAGGAAAAATTATGTGTAAATTTTGCGACAATACTTCAGATTTTAATATTGAAGATGAAAGAGACCTTCTTGGCGGGCATGGACTTACAACAAAGATGTTCATAGTCAAGGACGGTTTCAATGATGATTATTATCTTCAGATTGTAAACGAATTGACTGGAGAAAAGATTAATTCGATAAAGATTGTTTCCTGTCCGGTCTGTCACCGTGGACTTGGAACTAATTATATAGCTAAGGATAAAGAAAATAAATCTGAAGCCGATAATTTCTTCGCTAGCCTGTATAATCATGGACGTGATTATTCTGATTCTGTCAGCGGTACAAAGGATCTTGTGGAAGAAGCATGGCGGGCTGTTCCGAAACATGAAGGATATTGTGGTTCTACATGTGCTGGCGAAGACTGGAGAGTACTTCCTCCGACAGGAATATATGCAAGCACGGCATATAAAGCACCAGAAGCTAATCATGAATACGGTTCATGTAGCAATGACGCTCTGATGGAACTCGTTAATACGACATATAAGTACATGGGCAATGAAATCGACCGCGAGCTATTAGAATAAGCATTTACAAAATAGACTCGTTTTGTTATATTTTGTAACATGAGTAAGAAGAACGAAAAAATTGCTGTTTATCCAGGTTCATTTAACCCGGTACATCCGGGTCATCTTCATGTAATCCGTCAAGCTGCACAGGTTTTCGACAAGGTTATCGTGCTTATCGCCGACAATCCGGCAAAGCAATACGATATTCCGTCAGTTGAACGTGGAAACTGGATTGATGCAATGACAACTGGTTATGACTGGTCAAATAAGGTAGTCGTTGCCTCTACACATGAATCTCTTGTAGACTATTGCAAGCACAACAACGTCCGCTTTATCGTTCGCGGAATCCGTAACGGTACGGATCTTGATTTTGAACGTAGCCAGTGCGAATATAATACGGTTCTCAGTGACGAACCAGCAAATATCAATTATGTATATTTTACCCCTCCGAGACATGCCGAACATTTGTCTTCTACTTCTGTGAAGCAGTTTATCAAGTATGCCACGTTTGAAAAACTCTGCAACCTTTATTTCCTTGGCGGTTGGGGTTCTTTCCCTGATACCGTTAAGAAAATCTTTGACGCTTATAAGGAGTAGACCATGGCTAGATTCATTCTTATTACAGGTATGATGGGTGCAGGCAAGTCTGCGGTTTCTGACCTTTTGCGTATGAAACACTATATTGTCATTGACAGCGATAAGGAAGTTAAGGAACTTTATGACGAACCTGAAATCTTCCAGTTTGTTGTTAACCATTTTGGAAAAGATTGCCTGAATGACGATAATAAAATCGATTTTAATTTTCTCCGTAAGGCATTTGCGCATAACAGTCTTTTCAATGATGACTTGATGAAACGTTTGCTCGCCAAGTTCTGTAATAAACTTGAAGAAAAATATAAGAACAGCAAAGAAGTCATCTTTGTCGAAGCTGCTCTTACTCCAGATATTCAGCATTTCCGTGCAAGACTTAACATGTTCGATATGATTATCGTTCATGCTTCTGACGATATTCGTTATAACCGTCTTATCCAGAGACCGAACTATGATGAAAACATGCGGGTTCTTGAAAAACGTCAATCGCTGGAAAACCTTAACGTTTGGGCTACCGGAGTCTATGTTCCCCATCATGCGATTTTCCATATCGAGAATAACGAAAATCTTGAAGACCTGAATACGAACGTTATCGAGGCTCTTCAGAATCTCGGTATTTCTCATGAAGAAAAGTTCGCGACATATATTCGTTATCTGAAGGAAGCACCTACATATTGTCACGACAATGCTTGGTGCTATAGTTTCTTCAACCTCGGCGGTTGCAATAACTGTCCGTTCCCGTGTAAGAATATCGACAGGGATTACAAGAAGCTTCATGAAAAGTTCATCGAAGAACAGAAGAAAGCTAATTCCAAGGAAAAGAAGTGGAACGAATACATGGACGCTTGGGCTGACGAATACAACCAGGCACAGAAAGATTCCAATGAATTTTACATTACGAGGACTTCACATGGCGACAATAAATGATGTAATCGAATGTTTAAAAGAACTTCATTGGGCGGTACATTTGCCCAAGGTAAAAGAAGTAGCTTTTTATGAAGAAACTAAGGAAAGACTAAAAGAAAACTTTTTTGAAGGTTGGAAAATACGTCTTCCTGAATATAAAGTATATTTTATGTCTAACGGTAAAATAAATCACCGTAAATCCGTTATTGTTGAAATGTGCGATATTACAAAATGTAGCAAACAAAAGCTTAAACGTTGCCTTGCTACGCAAAGACTGCTTAATGATGGTTTACCAGCCGATAAAGCTGTAAAACTTTGTAAGCATCTAATTGCAAAATATAACAAGGAACACCCGTCGGAAGTTTCTGACGATTATTATGAAGTATAATTATGACAGAATTACAAGAATTACGAAAGCTGATTGACCATATCGACCAAGACATTTGTCACTGGCTGGATTATCGTCTTTCTCTGGCCGAAAAGGTCAGGAAGTTAAAGTCTATGGTAGAAGATTCTCAACGTGAAGGCGAGATTCTCAACAAGATTGAATATTCTACCGATTACAAAAATATAGAAAGTCTGAAGCAAATCTACCAGACAATCTTCGAAGAAATGAAGAAGATTCAGACCAGGGAAATTTCACGTCATGAATTTTCGGTCAAGTTCAGTGGAAAGGAAAACGGTAAAGACTTTTATGGTCGGAAGTTTTTCGATACTGAAAAAGAAGCGATTGCCGGAATGCGTGAAATCATCGACAAGAATGTGAATGTTCTTCAGGCGGCGATTGTCGACGCAAACGACAAAATTGTTCAATCATACACAAGAGGATATGGTAGCTAATGGACGAAGTAGAAGAATCTATTGAAGGAATGTGCAATATGCTTAATGAGACATTTACCTATATAAATCCAAATATGGAAGCGCCGACTGATGAAGATGTTGCTAAGGAGCGTAAAGCTGCTTTTGCCAAAAGCACAGTCAAGACATTAAAGGAACAACATAAAGTTAAACTTCATGATTTCTTTTATAATCTTGAAGAATACTGTCAGCGTGGCAAACGACATTTGCCGGATTTCGCCAGCGACTATTTTGAGTGGGTTCGTGATTATATTGACATTCTTGAAAAGAAAAATGAAGAACTTGAAAAGGGAATCAAGACCCAAAATGAAAAGAAATACATGTATCGTGTAGAAGTTATTTATGAACATGATATGGACACTGAACATCGGCAGGTTTATTTCGGTCCTGACGTCAAGCAAGCTCGTAAAGAATTCATGAATTATTTTAATTTCTTTGATACCACTGGCGACGAACTTTATTATTTCCCTATGGAAGAAGTTATCGGTAGTAAGGAAGAACAAAGAAAATATACTGGTCTTGAATTACAGCAAAAATTCTTGGATATGTTCAATCAACATATTAGAGAAAATAAATCTATCGATTTCAGCTGTGATTGCGATAACTTTGCTACTAAATATGGTCAAGATGTCGGAGACGGTTTGGTTGGCTGTAAAGTAGATATTTTGGAGGTCTAAATGGAAACGAAAAAGCGCTCAGTAATGTGTAGAATGAAATGCAGCAAATGCCATAAAGAATGGCAGACGCCCGGTATGTGGAATGAAACATTTTCTGTAATTTCCTTACTTCGAAATAATTGCCCATGTTGTGATAACTGGAAAAAGAATCATGGGTTTGATATTACGAATAAACCAGAAAATGCCGAATTACCTTTACCAGATTAATTAAATTATGGGGTTTACAACAGCCCCATTTTTTATTATCTTTAATATATGGCGTTATCTAATGAACAAATGCTAAATAATTTCTGCGATATGCTCGATAAGTTCCATATTCCGCATAATTGTAATGGTAAGGATCTTATTGAAATAGACGAGCATCTTAAGATTACATATGATACAACATTTAGTCCTTGGCGGTGCAAGCTTTTACTTGATGATACTGAAGTTTATACCGGTCAACCGACTGGGACCGTGCTAATGATTAATTTTATGTTGCGAGGAAAGAAATATGTTCGACAGGCTAAATGAAAATGAATACAGTCAGTTTCTTGAATGGCTCCGAGTCAAATGTAAGCGTCCTGCCGGCGATTTCGCCAATACCGTTGCCATGCTTTGGAACCGTGATGGTGGAAAACGTATCAATAAATGTATAGACCTGTTTTTGAAGGAAAAAGCCAGATGATTGTACGAATGAAGCATGCCAATGACCAGGAATACGACGTGGAGATTGAAAATCTCCGTGAAGTTCCTCGTATCGACGGGCCATGGTTTGAAAACCAGTTTATGTGCGATAAGTTTAGAATCAAGTATGAAGATACTTCTGTAAAGCTTCGCAGTGATTGGTCAGATGTTCTCAATAAAATCAAACCTTCTGATTGGGTAACGTTTTTCATTCTCGAAATGACTAATAAGGACGGTGATCCGATTGCCATTACGTTTTCGGTTAGCCCTGGTAAAGTCAAGGGTGATTACATGTATTTCAATGTCAAACGCTGGGTTGTGTTTGATCCTACCAAACTTCAAAAAGAAGAGGAATCTTACTTATGTCGATGACAATTCCCGATGCATACCTTTATAAGAAGAATGCTGATTTTAACGACCTTACACAGTGTGTCTATGACCTGACAGACCTTAAGAAGCAATATCGCAAATGGCTTATTAACGAGTTCGTTGAACATGAATATATGCACGAAGACATTTATCCGACCGGCGACTACCATAAGGATTGGGAAAATTGTCATAAGTTAGCTCAGGAAATTCATGACAAGTCGCAATGCGTAGAACGTGGTGTCGGTTTTGACATCAGCTTTGATGCAACTGTCTATTGTCGTGAAATGAACGGAGTTAACTTCATTGTCGTTCAGTTCTTCCCGGCTACGCATGCTCAGGATTTTATGCGTCAGGCTAAACCGATTAAATGGCCAGAATATTGGTTTACCAACCAGTGTGAAGACGGTTGTGAGGATATTCCTGATTACGAAGAACGTCGCGATTTCTATGAAAATCATCTATTCGAAAAGTCTCGTATTCCGAGTGAAAACGGCTTTTCTTTCGAACTGATTTCCATTTCCAAGTGGGAAATTTTCCATCTCTTGCATGACGTTCAGGAAAAGCTTGAAGAGAAGATTAAGAAGGAGTCAAAAAATGATAAGTAAGGAAGAAGTCGACCAGACTCTAGAAAACTACGAAAAGCTTGTTACACGTGCCCAACATGTGTATAATCGGCTTTATATCGAGTTATACACTAAGTACGATAAGTATTATTATGATAGAGAACCTGAGCTTTTCCAGGGTATCGAAAGCGGATATGATATGCAAGTCAAGCGTGCAGATAAACCGGAAGTCATTGAGTTTGGTACTTCTGACCATGACCGTGATGGCGATTATATCGGTTATTGCGTCTTTAAAAAGGAATTCCTTTATAACGATGAAGCTCTGACTGCATACATCAAGTCTGAAACTGAAAAATGTGAAGAAGAACAGAAGCGCCAGCGTGAATCCGAAGTCGCAAAGCGTAAGCGTGATGCGGAAAAGAAAGAAGCTGAAGAACGTGCGCTCTATGAAAAATTAAAGGCCAAATACGGAGACAACTAAAATGATTAAGCTTTTTACCGTTAAAGAAAAACTTATGTGCTTATTTAGCGATGAAGCTGCTGTTTCTCATGCACTTGAACGCATCAAGAATGAATTTAAAGCTATTGACCCAAGTTTCTATGAATATGCAAAATATCAGTATGATATTAAATTCATAGCACATCCTGACCGTTATAAAAGAGTTGGTTTCCGTGTGGAAATCAAATATAATAAGGAGTATTTCAAGTATCGCAAATACTTAGAGGAATATCAGATTCAGCGTTTTGAAACTTTCTGTGACTTAAATGATTACTTTTTTGAAAATAGTTACCAAAGTAGTGGTTATAACTCTATAGCCGAACTCTTTGAAGCAGTGAAGTCTAATATTCGTAAGTATGATGCTGAAATTTCAGAATTTGAGTCAAGTGTTCAAAAATATGAAAAGTATCTTGATGCCGGTTTCGTATTTAGCGATATTCTTAGTGCTAGACGTGATAATGAACCGTCTGTTTTGCTTTCGGTTGAAACGTTCGACAAGTATTTTGACATGCTTCCAGCAGATGCCGATAAGGAAAACTACAGAAAGTACATTATTAAAGAATTCAAGGAACGACAGGAAGAACCTGGTATGCCGATTAACCATGCCAGCACTGCATGGGTGACAACTTATGAATATTGGGCGGCAAACCATGTAGAATTTGAAAAAGCAGAAGAAGACGAAGCAGCTAAAAACGAAAAGTATAAAGACCTTATCGATGAAATAAATAAGTAAAATATGAAATTTGATACTAACTGGCATACATTTATAGAAGCGAGCCCATGGGATAATCAAGACCAATGGGATAAATCCTGGATTATACCAGTTGAACTCAAGCTATATCCTACGAACAATAAAAATCCTTTTGAAATAATCAATGCGAAAATTGTTTTCGACAAAGAATATAATTGCTGGGATTGGGCCAGTCCGGTAAATGACGATGATTTCGATGTCGATAATGACCATCACGTTTATGATTGTGGCTGGTGGCGGTTCGTAAAGGAAGAACTATGAAGAATAGGCAAAAAGACAGATATGAGAAGAAGCTCCTCCGTTTTATGAAAGAGTATGATAACCTTTGGGAAAAGGCTAAAGATTCTAATGGTTTTGTCAATGTAGAAAAATGGCAACAACTTTCAGAAGACTTAGAAAAACGGTACGGTATGACCGAGACTGACCGCCAGCGTGCTTATTCTTTGCACAGACATCACTCTGACAGGCATTATTGGCATGATACGCAGTTCTATAAGGGCGAGCAAAAACAAAAGGCCTACGACCGCGCAGAACGCAACGGTTCGCGTGCCCAATATTCGGATGAAACTTTAGAAGCCTTTGATAAGGCTGAACAGGATTGGATTTTAGATGTCTACGATTGGCAATAAAGAACCTACATGGTCAGAATGGCTGGATTGGGACCAGGACGACCTTTATGATACAATCTATCATGAAGTTCCGGGTAGTAACTGGAATGACGTTGAAATAGAATTTGAACATGAAGACGGTCATATAAGTAAGGCTTATATGGTTCCATGTGAAGAATGTACCACCGATTATGATGATTGTTGGAAATCATATGATTTACAGGATGAGAATTACAAATGGCCATGTAATACAAAAGGCGTCAAAAGATGGCGCTATTTAAATGATTGGGAATAAACTATGATTGATTTCAGTAAAAATGATTTCGCAGTAAATAATTTTTGTAAAAACATCGTAACTTGGAAACGCCTCGCAGAAGAATCCAAGGGTAACGAAGATAAGATGGCATTATTCATGCTTCCAGAACCGATAATCCATGAATATAAAAAACCCGGGTCTGAGGGCAGTGAAATTATCAAAATGCAATTTCCGGCTATGACCATGCTCAAGCTTCCTAACGGTCAAAAGATTTCTATTCTGGTTCGTTTTGACGAAAACGGTAAGCCTTTGTTTGGTGTTTCCGAAGACATCATGAAATTGTTTGTTGAAGAACGTAAACAAGAAGAATCTAATGGAAATTAAACACGAAATTGTCAGACAGCTGCATAATGAAACCGGTGACGGAATGATTGCCTGTAAACAGGCTTTACAGCATTTTGACGGTGACTATGCAAGGGCTAAGCGTTCACTGGAGAAACACCAGTGGCATGCGCCTTTATGCGGTGTCGTATGTGTCGGCGAGCCGAAATACGAATATACCGGTAAAGATGACTGGGATGAATTCGACTATAATTTCTGGCACGATAGGATTGTTTCACATAGACAAGAAGTTTACCTAACAAAAGATGGTAAAATTGACTATAAAAGATCTGGATGGCCGGAACGTATTTCCGACATTCGTGAACGTGAAGCCCGTGAACTGAGACGTATTCAGCAGGTCAGGGAAGACATAAATAACTGGAAGGTTCCGACAGCCGCGGATATTATCATGTCAAGCGTCAACCAGTTCCTGGCTGGTGTAAAGTTTAGAGACCAGTATTTCACCTATAAGTTTCCTCAGGAATATGTTTTGAATTCCGGTATGGCATATCGGAGTTATATTCATAAGGAAGACAAAGATTTCGTTTGGCTGAAGTTCCCCATGAAGGAATATATGGAATGGAACAAGATTGGCTTTGACGATTCTTATTACACGTTTAACGGAAAATCGGTCTTGTTGAAAGACTTGATGAAGAAGGTCTAATGTATACTGGTTATTTTGCCAAATTAAAAAAGTATCAAGAAGCCGGATTAGTTCCTGTTTCTATTGCATTGAAGTCTCCAGATTGGTATCATGGTCTTGAATATAAACAGTTAGCACCTAACTGGGATATTCTTAGTGCTTGGAAATCTGGAGAACATCAAGGTGATGTCGATTATTATACACAAGAATTTAATGATAAAATTCTTAAAAATCGTAGTATAACCACTGTTATTCATGACTTAATGGAATTGACTAATGCTGATCCCAATAATATTATTTTATTGTGCTATGAAAAACCAGAAGACTTTTGTCATAGGCATTTAGTTGCAGATTGGATAACTAAAGGTAGTTTATTTTTATCTACATGTATAGTTGGAAATGTCGTCGAATTTGGTAGCGAAAAACCTATAGTTTTAACTGATGAAGCAATACAAAAATTAAAGGATTTAGGATATGACTATTAATCAACTTATTGAAGAACTTACAAAACTCCAGGAACGCGGCTTCGGCAAATGCAAACTGAAGAAACATGTCCCGACTTATTACCTTGACGGTGGCAATATTCGCGAAAATAATTACTGTAAAGAAAAAACTGAAGATTTTGAATTAGACGCTAATTTCTATGTTGGCGATGGTTCTGAATACAAGAATATTGTCTTGCCCTATGCCAGTTTTGAACTCTGCACAAAGGCCAAGTTCGAAAAAGACCGCAAGAAATGGGAAAAAGAACTAGAAGAGGATTGATATGGAAGAACCGGCCTTTTATGAAGATTTCAATGACAAAGGCGAAATCCTTTATAAGTCGTCTCAATACGCCAATGAAGGCGTAACCATGAACAAGACCGAATACAAGCGGTGTTGGTTGTGTGGTCATTGGAAGCTTTCTCAGTTATTCACTGGAAGCGTATTGCTTTCATATCCGGCCAAATATGAATGTCTGGATTGTGTCGAAGGTCGGAATAACGATATAATAAACAAGCGTTTCAAAGTATATCAAGACCAATATGCCGCCAATGTGGTATATGCTAGTACGATATATAAGAATCCGCAAGAAGTTTTACTTCCATATAAAGGAAAGTCTATACCAAACAGCGGTGTGATTTTTATGTCAAATGAAGAAAGTAAGTAAGAAATATCTCGCACATAAGTATAAAGATAAGGCGGAAGTCAACAAGGAAGACGTCCGTCTTTTACTCGAATTATACGAAAACAAAATTAAGCGTCTGAAATTCTTGTTGAACACTTATAAGAAAAAATCGGAAAAAGAGTATCACGATTGCTGGTTCAAGGGATATTGCGTCAAGGACTATGCCAAACAGCTTATCAGGATTTATCAAAAAATTTTAAATAAGATTCCTGATTATGCAATGGAAGAACTGACCGCACATTTTATAAGTCTGGATATGAATAATCTTTTATTGGATTTTAATGATGCTTTAAAAAAGTTTGAAGACTATATGGATAAACGTTAGGGGAAAATATGAAACTCAGTATGAATCATGACGTAGAAGTTTGCTGCGACAAGTGTCATCATGTATTCACTTTGACAGCTGATAAATTCAGATATGCAAGTTACGTATGCGACAAACGTTCATTGGGAAACGAATACGAGCATATTATCGGTCAGCATGGAAAATGCCCGGAATGCCAGTCGAATTACGCCGTTGATGTAACGGCTTATGAATATCCGCTCGGTTGTATCAACTGGGAAGAAGAAGATGTCAAGGGCGTAAGTCTGCGCCCTGGTAATGATTTAAGCTATGAGAGGGAAAAATGAGAGAATCAGTATTGTGTAAAGTCGAAGGCGACGAAGAATTTTATCACTATATAAATGAACCAGCATATCTCAGAAATACGGATTCCCAGGAACGGATCGCTTCAACTTGCGATATGGAAACTTATTGCGGAAAAATTGCGAAATCTGTTCCGCACGAATGGTGTTATCAAGAAAATTTCAACGGTAACAATCCGTATCAGGTAATGTTTACCTGGGATAAGATGAAGCTTTGTCCAATATGTAAAAAGATATTGTTAGCGGAGGGATAAATGCTGACTCTTCTTTATGTCGTTATCGCTCTCAGTGTACCGATTGTTGGATGTATCTATTGCAAATATACATACGGTCGGAAAACAAGATTTGAGAAGGATCTTCAGCAGATTATCAACAACTATCATTCGCACTACCTGTAAAATTGCTATATTGCAAAATATGGTTGGAAAGTATTATACTGACGAAGAAACTAAGCACCTCAAACTTTTTGAGCATGACTTGGTTATTTATCCTGGCGAAAAATTTCGTATTCCTGTTCCGAAAGAGGAAAGCCAAACTGAGGAACAGCTTTATATGGTTTCAATAGCCACTAAAAAGATTTTTCGAAGAAGCGGTGTAATATTTGCACCATATGTTATGGAAATATTTGTCCGACAACAAGCTTCGGTTGATCATGTCGATATTAAAATCGACGTTTCAAAGGGTAAGGTAGAAAGTGCCAATATTTAATTCATTATCGCAGAGTAAACTTTCGCCTACCCAGATATACGAAATGGAACGTAAGATGGAAGCGGATATTACTGAAGGATTATGGGAAGTCAGAAAACGAATCATTACTGATGTAGTAAACAGCTATTCTGATAGACTGTTGGATATGCAGACTTTTCATGAACTGGCCATAGAAATTGGTTCGACCCTGGATAATCGCGGTGTCGGCGACGTAGAACGCGAAATGGACGCCGTATATTGCTTCCTGGGCCGCATTTTTAAAGACAGGCTACCAGTATCAAGGTACATGACAATCCCAGGTGTAGAGGCCTTAAAACAGCTTATAGGGCCATACTGGAAAGTGGATTTTATAACAGAATAAGAGGATATTATGCCAAAGACAACAAAGCAGACAAAAAAGAAAGAAGAATCAAAAGTTCTAGAACGTGGAATGCAGTTTATTAACATTGTAAACCTTCCGGATTTGGCCAGGAATTATTTGTTTAAGATTCGTTTCTGGTCTTATGAAACCAGAGAATATGATGAAGGTCTCGAACTCCGTGCAAGGAAGATGTTCGATGAATATATGCTTACTTTTGACGAATTCCAAGATTTTTATGTAAGTAAGTATTTTGACAAGCTTAAGGATAACCGATTTAAGCTGATTATCGAATTCTATAATTCCCAGTTGACAAAGGTTGTCTATAAGAAAACTATTGATTGTAAACTTCAGATTCGCCCGTTTATCTCACTTAACCAGGAAGATAATGTTAAGCTTACCCGTACAGCAAAGATTATCAAAAAAGGTTCTTTTGAATACGACAATGACGAAGGCTAATTATTATGGAACCAGAATATAATTACAGCGAAATACGTAGAGCATACATTGATGAACTTCCCGAGCTCAACAAAATGTTAGAACCTTATGGACTGAACGTTTATGAAGGTTCGGTACATTTTAGCTATGGTGACAAATATCTCACTATGACAGTATCGGACAAGATATGTGCATTTGGTTCATATACCCTGTATAATCTTCCACCGGAACCGATGTCTGCCAAGCAGCTTTTTGAACATGAACAAATCGTCCGTGCGATAAAAGAGTACAATGACAATGTTGCCTATGTCGACAAGTTCCAGAAAGAGACTGGGATAACTCTTCTCAATAAGCCGAGTGCTACAATGTATTCCCAGAATACCTATAATACTCTGTGGTATGATGGTCGTGCCTCAGGACTGATTAAGGTCTACATGACTATGGCCGATCTGGCTAAGTACCTGGACCAGCTTAAAGACAGGGATGAGTTTACGACATATAAGAGCTATATTCTTACAATTATTCGTAAATGGTGCGGTGATCCAAATACTGGAATCCTGCCTACGCCTACTACCCAGATTCTGATAGCTCCTTTCGACAAGTACGTAGAACGATGCTATAATTCGAAAATGGAGAAAAAGTACAATCAGCTGGCTCTTGACTTAATTCAGGAAGCTATTGGTCCTCGTAAGAACAAAGATAAGAACTCTAAAAAGGATTAATA